TCTGGAACCCATCCTCGCTTTAGTTTCAGCGGGGACTTCTCTACCAGCCGTCCAAGCCTAACCTCTTTCGAGATAGGGCTAGAACGAACCTCAGTAAAGTACTGAAGTAGTAGAGAGTTGTCGTCGACTGGTTCTCTGCGCCATTTCCCCGAAGGGTTAGTGACGTAGATAAGGAGTCTTTGAAGGCCATGGTCCCACTTTCGTCTGAAAGTAGGGTTATCAAGACCATCGAAACTCCACCAGCCGAAGCTACCAGAGCCAAACGGCACGCGACGAACGGCATAACCGCCGAAGCGTTCAACTGTCTCTCTAAGATACGAACACGTCGCAAACATTCCTCGCGAGAGGAAGTTATTGTGCGTGTCCACAGTCGAAGAGATTGACTCTGGAGAGGACTGTGACGGGACTGACATGACGGAAACTTTGGTAACGTCTTCACCATCGTATCCATCATACCCACAAGACTCGCGGAACTTCCCAGTTGCGTAAGTCTTTGTTGGATTAACCTTCAAGCCAAGAAGGGCCAAGATCCCGCATAGTGTATCATGAATGTGTATGGGAACAATTATATCGTCCCCAAACACACGGACCTCCGAAGCCGCCTTGCGGATCTTCTTGATATTCGGCTTTTGGCCATCTGCGTGAAGCAGGCAACCAACTGCAAGAATCGTGAAGACGTAGGTTTGCACCGGAAAGGTTACAGCAGAACCCATAGTCGAGAACTTCCTCAGCTTATACAGCCAAGGCGAGTTCCGATCAATATCCTGCACAATCCACCTAGTCCTAGCGCTATGAAACGCCTGGAGAAGGGTGGGGTTCTTGCGGAACACTCGTTCTACAAGGTGACAGGAAATGCGGTCAGACGCGCTCGACAAGTCTATCGTCGAGTGGGAACCGCTACGGGAAGCCTCACGTGCTAAGTCCTGGTTCGGTCGCTGATCGCGAAAGCGAATTGACGGTCCGATACTGGTTACAGAAACACGTGACACCATGAAGTCCCGAATGGTTTGTTGACACCATTGATGTGATGTCGGCTCAGAGGCGATAAGCCTAGGACCAGCATAACTCTTTGGTACAGCTATCAGACGGGATGGAGCTTCCTTGGCCATTAGCATGGCTTTGGTCGCATCCCATGATGAGATCTCCTCAGCCCAGGCAGCATGGCTTGAGAAAGCCATGTCAGCGTATGGGAAGGAAGATTCAAGCTTTTCGGGCCAATTCGGAAATCGGTACTTGTACCGATCCCGCTGATCCGAAACTACACCGGGTCCATGTTGAGCTTGCCACTCAGTTGCTACAAAGCAACCAAGCTGCGATGAGACAATGTCACCTACCAATTGAATGGTAGATAAGGCATCGCATAACCCATCGTGCGCAAGTGGTCGAGGTGGATGATCAATTCCACCCTGACACTGTCCTGCTGCGTACTCACAGAGAGTGAGGTCGACAGTAGAACAGCCAAGATCATCAGAATCCCAAGAAAGAGACCCCGAACGAACTTGACAATCGGTCCGGAAGAAATCATCGACTTGTTTCCAAGTTGACGACTCAGGACAAGGCATCCGTAGTTTCTTGACGGCTAGTGATAGCTGCCGGATAAAACGGATACACTGTACATCCGGATTCGATCTCAACACTCCGTTAACATCGAAGACGCGGAGCACCAGCCCCCGGAACAGTCTGGGGATTGGTGTATCATGTCGGAAAGGCCCGAAGTGGGTCAATCCCGGCTTGACAAGGCGTTGCGCTGCTAGGCACTGATCAAAGTGCTTTGCAAACGCTGGCAAGACCTCCATAAAGAATGGGAGGCCATGACTTTCGATGGCTAAGAGCAAACGCTTGCAATCGCGCTCGCACTCAGAACGAAGTTCAGGATACACAGCCACGATGTCAGAAAACATCGCGGAATACAGTCCTGAGACGTAACCGACACAGCTCTTATCGATGGACATGGGACTTCTCCTGTGTTCAACGATCTGTGGCCGTGTCCTTCACTTAGCAGGGCAAAATGCCCTGTCCCCAGCTGGGGCTAAGAGTCCTAGGACTCCCAACCCAACAGCTTGCCCGAGATGCCGCCGGCCTTCACGGTGAAGAACGACATCGCTTCGGCGAGATCAATGATCTCAGTCGAAACCCCGTTCGGATCCGTACGGATCGTAAACGAAATCTCGGTCTGCGAACCAAGCGGGATAGCCGTGGTGGGTTTCACGAAGCGAACGAACTGCACGATGTGCCGATCGTACGCCTGCGTCCCCGCCTTGACGGTATCGCGACTGTGCCGGACTTTCGCCCGGTACGTCACGAGGCCCTCATCGAGAAAATACTCGGTAGAGTATCCTTCCTGGTAGACAAGAGGCAACACTTTGGCGGTTCCACCGGAACCATCCATAGTGATTGTAAGTGTCGAACCCAGCATTGGTAACGTCCTTTCCTGTTGACGCCAAGTGCCTATCGCTTAAAGCGCTGGACACCCAACGCCGCCAGGATTGACAGCTGGCCACCTTCCAAAATTGGAAGGTATGCCGTAGTGGATCCATTTCCGATAGCCCTCACTTTGAGGACCGTCGTAAACGTGCCGCTCGGCCCGCTAACCCCTGATGGGTTAGACGAGGCGCTCACTGTTGTAGTGAGCTTGGTCCGCTGCATTGTGCACACAGCAGACGGCGATGCCGGTACAGTGTTGGAATACCTCAATGCGAAGTTTCCAGCATTTGTGAACCATCCGAGAAGCCAGGTCCAAGGGAGCAAATCCCACACGCCTTTCAGCGTGGCTTCGGAACTAATTCCGAGGACAAGACGTCTGGCCATCTTAAGGTTCATAGCATCGTCAGGATGATACGGAACCCGTACGTTGGAAGGTTTCCAACGAATGGTTCCCCATCTTTCTATTTCGACCCGAGTTTCAAATCGGAGTCGCTGTTGAAACGATGTGGTGACTTCCCCCAAACCTTCGGAGGAAGCTTCCGTAGTCCAACTACCGAGTTTAACACGACGGCGCAACCCTGAACTCGAGTAAAGCTTGTTCAATTCTCGATGTCGTTTATCGATCTCGAGACCAAGCCCCATCAAGTTCTTGAAGTCCTCTAGGAGGGGCAGCCATCCAAACTCATAGGAAAGATAGTTATTCGCTACACCTTTAACGGTTAGCGCTTTCCTTGGGTTCAGTATCTGCCGCCCCACGTCGCGGAGCAACTTGGGTATATCCACCAGATCTTGGATTAAGGTCAAAGGCACCACTTTGCCTGGTCGGGACGGATTACTCCGAACCAACAGGTTGGTAGTGCTGACCGCCATCGGCGGAGCTGGTGAAACGTAAGACGCATGTACCGGATTTACCAGCGCATCGGGAATATAATCCGAGAACTGATATTTCCAATACGGATACGTCGCGGTGCCGTTCATCCCAGTGAAGTTGAACTCATCTCTCTTGAGAGAGAGGGGAGAGTCCGAGACTGGCCGCCCTACGTAGTCTTCACAGAATTCGTACGTTGAGTACGCGTCATGTGACGACTGACCATAAAGGTAGTAGTCAGGATCCGAAAGCTTGTACTTATGCAGTACAGTCCTGGATCCACCACTTCTATAAGATGTTCGACTCCGCGTGCGGAGCCTACGTGCCATTGGATCTATACTTACGAGGGTGCGGAATGCAAGCCTAAGCTCGGAGGGCCCCATTTGGGG